TCGGTAGAGTTGTTGCAAATCCTTTTGTAAAATTATTTAAAGGAATAAATGAAGCTTTAACATTTGAAGGTGCAATATCTTTACCTACAGACTTTCAATATAATACAGGGGAAAATATAAATGAGTAGATTTGATGCAGTAAAAAATGTTCTTAAAACAGAACAAAGTATTGATGATGGCTCAGGAGCAATAGTAAGAAGTGTTCCTGTTACTAAAAAAGATGATAAACCCAATGCTTTTGTAGATTCAGCACTTGCTATACCAAGAGGTGTTGAAGGCGCTGTTCAAGATGTTTATGGGTTTGTTGACAAATTACTTTTAGCTGATGTTCTTCCTGATTATGATAAAAGATTATTAGGTGAGTCCCAAACAGGAATAGGTGGTTTTATTGAAGGTGTTACTAATTTTGCGACAGGATTTGTACCTATTGTAGGAGCAATGGGTAAAGCAGGTAAAATATCTAAAATAGCTAAAATAGTTGGAAATGGTAAAATTACTAAAAACTCAAGAGCTATTGCTAAAGATTTTTTAAAAGGTAAAAGTCCTAAATTAACAGCTAAACAGCATAAATTAATTAAAAACTTAAAACCTTCTAAAAAAGAATTAATATTACGCTCTACAGGAGCAGGAGCATTAACAGATGCTTTAGTATTTGAAGGTCAAGAACAAAGGTTAGCTGATTTTATTAATGAATTTCCATCTTTAAAAAATCCTATATCGACATATTTAGCTAGTGATAAAAACGATACTGAAATTGAAGGTAGATTAAAAAATGTATTAGAAGGATTATTAATAGAAGGTGGAGTACTAGGAGCAGGTAAATTAATTATTCCTGTAATGAAAGGTTTAAAATTATTAAAGACTAAAAAAATTAATATAGCTAAAGGTATGGATGAAGAAGATGCTATTGAAGATGCTGTAGCTAAATCAGATTTAAATGAAACAGAAATTCAAGATTCAAGACAACCTAAAAATAAAATTGATGAAGATGTTACAGGACAAACAGTAGGTTCACGTGTAGACCCTAACCCTAAAGAAATAGAAACCACACAACCTATAAAAGTAAAACAATTTGAGTTAAAGACTAGATTTAAAACTAAAGAAGAACTTGATAATTTTATAGATTCACAAACTAATGAATTTAATACAAAAAGCGAAGCGCATAGAAAAGAATTTTTAGAAGGAGATAGAGCTAAAGACCCTGTTTTAGTAAAACAATTTGAAGAAAATGTAGCTGCTAATAAAGAAAAATTAGATGAAGTTATTAACAGAGAAACTAAGTTATTTCAATCGGAACAAGCAAGACTTGATAAATTTAATGTTGATACTCAGAAAAAAATTAATAAAAAAGCGTTAGCGGAAGAAAGACAAAAAGTAATAAATAAACAAAGTATTGGAGATACAACTAAATTAACAGGTGCGGAAAAAGTAAAAGCTTATACAAAACACTATAGAGATTTATTAAATGACTCTATAACTAAACAAGGTAAAGGAGTTCCTGTTGAACAAGCAAGTATCCAAGCAATAAAAAGCGCCATTAGAACCGTTAAAGGTGATGATGAAATATCTAGTTTATCTAAAGCTTTAGCAGAAAAATTTATAAAACAAGAAGATATTAAAAAGTTATCTGCTAGTGAGTTAACTAGATTAAATAAAAGAGAAGCTAAAAAACTTGGTAATATTATAAAAACCCATGATACAGACGATTGGATATTAGAAATAAACAAACATGCAGGTAATGTTCAAAAGCTAAGACAAATAAGAGCAGAACAAAAATCTTTATACTATATGCAAAGAGTATCTGCAGAAAATTTAGTTCAAGCAGCTAAAAATGCTTTACACGATTTACAAGGAACTCCATTAGGTAATAAACCTAAAATTAGAGCACAAGCTGAAGTACAAGAATCTTTAGAAATTTTTGGAGCTATGCAAAGAATGTGGGGATTATATGGTAGAGAATATGGATTAGCTTTAGTTCAAAGAAAATTCTTGTATAAAAAAGGTATTTATCAAAGTAGAAAGATAGGTATTGATAATAAAAACTCTGATGAAATATTACAAGGATATTTAAATGAAGTTAGAAGTAGAACAGGTGATAAGAAATTTTTAGAAACACTTATAATGACTATGGAAGATGGTGCTGATTTAGATGTAGTTATAAAAAGTCTTGAAGATTTAACTGTTGGAAAAAGGTTATCTAAAGGGTTTGAAATAACAAGAGAATATTGGATGAACTCTTTGTTATCAGGACCAAGCACTCAAATTGTAAATATTATGGGTAATGCATTAACTATGTTTATAAAACAAGTTGAAACAGGAATGGGAGCTGCTTTATCAGGTAATTTACCTTTATTAAAAGCTACTTTTGATTTTCACCATACTATGGAAACAATAAAAGATTCTTTAAGACTAGCTACTAAAGCAGTTAAATTAGGTGATGGTATTACAGTTGGAGCACAAAGAACAGTAGCTATTGAAAACATAGAAGGTGGTAAATCTTTTACTGCTGATAATTTTGAAAAAGTATTTAAAAAACAAGCAGACGGTAGATTAAGAGAAACACCGTTAGGTAAGTTTCTAGATGGTCTTGGTAAAGTTGTAAGAGTTCCTAGTAGTGCTTTATTAGCAGGTGATGAATTTTTTAAATCAATGAATTATAGAACATATATAAAAACAGAACTTACAGCTAAAGCTTATGAAAGAGGATTAAGAGGTAAAGAAATATCAAGTTTTGTAACTAAAGAGTTTAATAACCATGTAACAAACTTAGGACGTGCCTTTAACGAAGAAGGTATTGTTGGGGAAGCGATAGAACAAGCAAATAAAAAAGGATTAAAGTTTGCTGAAAAAGAAATATTTATTGATGATTATGTAGAAAAAGCAAAAGCAACTAGAGATAGAAATTCTAGTTTTAATGCTATGGAAAGAGATGCTTTAACAGAACGAGCAAAACAAGAAACTCTTATTAATACATTTACAGCTGACCAAAATATTCCTCTTATTAAAGAAGTTCAATCAGCAATTAAACGTGTTCCATTATTATCTTTTGTTGTTCCTTTTGTTCGTACTCCTGCAAATATTCTTGTATTTGGTTTACAAAGAACTCCACTTGGTGTTGCGCATACAGGCGGTAAAAAACTTCTTGGTAATACATCTTTATTAAGAAAGGCTTCTCAAGAATCTAAAGCTAAATTAAACTCAGCAGACCCAAGAGTCAAAGCAGATGAATTAGGAAGATTGTCAACCGCAGTATTAACAAATACCGCTATAATATATTATTTAATGTCTAATAAAAACTTTATAACAGGATTTGGACCAACTGAAAAAGCTGAAAGAGAAGCTTGGAAAAATGCAGGTCATCAAGAATATTCGTTTAGAGTAAAACAAGAAGATGGAACTGATAAATATTTTAGTTATCAAAGACTTGACCCAATGGCAACTATATTAGGACTAATGGCGGATACTGTAGATGTTATTCAAAATAATATTAATGAATCTGACGAAGGAAATAATGATGCTTTAGGAACTTTATTTGCATCTATGGCACTTGTAACAAAGAACAATATTACGAATAAGTCTTATGTTCAAGGATTTGATGCTTTATTAAAAGCTGTTGCTGACCCACAGACACAAGGTACAAAATTTATTGCTAATATTGTTGGTGGTTTTACCCCAAACGTATTTAACCAAGCTATGAATATGAAAGACGAAAGATTAATTAGAGAAGCAAGAGGTTCATTTGATTATTTCTTAAAACGTAATCCATTAACTGAAGACAAGTTACCTGTTAAACGTGATTTATTCGGAAAAGAAATGACCATTGAAACAGGTGGTGGTTTAGGTGGTGTTCTTAATCCTATTTATAGAAAAACATTTGATGATGATATAGTATATAATGAAGTGTATCGTTTAGGTGGTATGACAAAGCCTAAACCTAAAATAGCATCAGGTAATATTGATATGAGAAATTATCAATTAGAAGGTGAAAATGATACTGCTTATGATTTCTTCTTAAAGAACTCAGGAGAAACAACAATAAAAGGAAGAACTCTGCACGAATCATTACAAAGATTAATATCATCTGAAAATTATGAAGGATTAAGTGATGAATTATCAGGACAAGAATTTGAAATAGATAGTCCAAAGTTAAAAGCATTAAAAGCAGTTATTGGTGCTTATAGAAATCAAGCTAAAATAAATACCTTTAAAAAATATCCTGAATTAGAGAATAAATTTTCTAGATATAATATTGAAAGAAAGGCATTAAAATAGTGAATAATTCTCATATTCCCGCTTTTATAGGTACTGCGGGTACAGTCAGTACATTTACATTATCTAATGTTAATCAGTTAGTAGGTATAACGGTTGGTATTTTTACTTTAGTTTATTTAGCAATTAGAATATATAAGGAGCTTAAAAATGGCAGATAAAACAAAAAGACTACATCAATTACAAGATATTCTTATTGAAGAATTTATTGCAAGAATACAAACAGGAGAAGCATCACCTAGTGATTTAAATGCAGCTAGACAACTTTTAAAAGATAATGGAGTTCATGCTCATCTAAAACCTGATAACCCTTTATCTAATCTTATAGCAGGGCTTCCATTTGATGATGAAAGTGATACAGTTATAAAAAGAGCAGAGGAGGTTATAGATGGCACGGAATTATCGTAAAGAATATGATAACTACCAAGGTAGGTCTATGCAGATTAAAAGAAGAGCTGCTCGTAATAAATCTAGACGTGTTATGGAAAAAAAGGTTGGAAAAGCTAGGTTAGCAGGTAAAGATGTAGACCATAAAGACCGTAACCCTATGAATAATGGTCGTAAGAATTTAAGAATACAATCCAAAAAGAAAAATCGTTCAAGAAATAGTTAAATATGAGTGTACCTGAACAACTTAAGGACTTCAGGAACTTTCTTTACTTAGTATGGAAAGAACTAAATCTCCCTGAGCCTACTCCGATTCAGTATGAGATTGCTGAATACATGCAGAGTGGGGACAAACGTGCCATCATCGAGGGGTTTCGAGGTGTTGGTAAATCTTGGATTTGCTCTGCGTTTGTTGTCCATCAATTATTACTAGACCCATCTAAAAACATATTAGTTGTTTCTGCATCAAAAACACGTGCAGACGATTTCTCTACGTTTACCTTAAGATTAATACATGAAATGCCCTTACTTGAGCATTTAAAACCACATGATAAACAAAGATTCTCTAAGATAAGCTTTGATGTTGGACCTGCACCTGCCTCTCACGCACCTAGTGTTAAATCATTAGGTATTACTTCACAGCTTACAGGCTCACGTGCAGACATCATCGTAGCAGACGACGTAGAAGTTCCTAATAATAGTGCTACTCAAGGCATGAGAGATAAACTTTCTGAACAAATAAAAGAGTTTGATTCTATTATTAAACCTGAAGAAGACTCTAGGATTATATTTTTAGGTACACCACAGTGTGAAGACACTGTATATGAAAAATTAGCTAATAGAGGTTATAATACACGAATATGGACTTGTAGATACATTGATAAACCTACAAATGAAAAACGATATAATAATCGTATATCTAATTTTTGTATTAATGAAGATAAAGTAGGAAAATCTACAGAACCACTTCGTTTTAGTGATATAGATTTAGCAGAACGTGAGGTATCTTACGGACGCTCAGGGTTTGCTATGCAATTTATGTTAGATACAAGACTTTCTGACAGAGATAGACACCCTCTTAAAATATCAGAGTTAGTAGTTATGGATATAGACCCTGATGTAGCCCCTGAGAAGCTCGTGTGGGCTCAAAGTCCCATGTTGGAATGGGATAGCTCCCTTCCGAACGTAGGGCTTTCAGGAGACCGTTTTTATCGTCCTATGCAGGTATTAGGAAATATGGTAAAATACACAGGTACAGTTATGAGTATTGACCCTGCGGGTAGAGGTAAGGATGAAACAGGTTATGCTGTAGTTAAAATGCTTAATGGTAACCTATTTGTTCCTGACGCAGGTGGTCTACAAGGTGGTTATGATGAAGTAACGTTAAAACTACTAGCAAACAAAGCTAAAGAACATAAAGTTAACTGTATTGTAGTTGAAAGTAACTTTGGTGACGGTATGTTTAATCAATTAATGATGCCTATATTACGCAAAATATATCCTTGCACTATTGAAGAAGTAAGACATAACACTCAGAAAGAAAAACGTATTATTGATACTTTAGAACCTGTTTTAAACCAACATAAGCTTATTATAGACCCTAAGGTTATTAAGAATGACTATGAGTCTGCTCAAGATTATCCTCCTGAACATCAATTAAAATATCAATTAATGTATCAATTATCTAGATTAACAGCTACTAGAAGTTGTTTAGCTCAGGATGACCGCTTAGATGCGCTTAGTATTGCTGTAAATTATTGGGTAGAACAGATGGCACAAGACTCTGACCAACAAATGAAAACAAGACGAGAAGACGCTATAACAGACGAATTAATTAAGTTTAAAGAGTCTTATTTAAAGTGTACAGGAAAACCTTCTGTAACTAGTTGGATATAAAGAACTTACAGAAAAGAGGTATATATGGAAGGAAGGTCTTACTAGGAAAACACTGAATATTAAAGATTATTTATAATAATTATAATAATAATAATCCATAACAAAGCTTTAAGATAACTTAAAGTTTACACCGAGGAGAAACTATGTCAAGCGAAAAGTACACCCCAATTGAACACGCTAAATCTGTCTTAGGAGAGCATATGACTTCCTATGTTATTCTGTGTGTAGCTCCTGATGCTCCAAATACGCTTCAGATACGCACAGATAACCGCTATGCGGCTCTAGGTATGGCTACGAGAGCTTTAGATATTTTAAATGAGAATATAGTTGACGATGGATGGGAAATCGTGTGGACTGATGAAAATGAGGAGGAAATATAATGCCTAAAGGTAAAGGAACATATGGAAGTAAAGTAGGAAGACCCTCTAAAAAGACTACAAAGAAACCTATTAAAAAAGGTAAAAAGAAATAAAAGGATAAAAGTTGATTAATTGTTACGTTTGTAATACAGAAATGATATGGGGAGGAGACCATGACGTTGAAAATAGCGAAGATTTTGATGTTGTATCTAATTTTTCTTGTCCTAAATGTAATAGCTATGTAGAATTTTTTCATTGTGTGTGTGTTACTCCTAATACAAGTCCTGAGTAAGACTCGATAACTGCTCTCTTAATATGGAACACTTTATTGTTATAAAAGCTTTTTTATTTATAAGTATTATCTATTTAATATACATTTATTTAGATAATCAGTAGTTTTGATAAAAAAATCTGAAGTGCTTTCGATAAGTAACCCAAAACTTTAACCCCCCTTAGCCACTTTTCTGTCGCTAAAAAATCGCAAAGACTCGCACAAAAAAAACTTCGATTTGCAATTTGCGTTTGTCTTTATGC